TAACGACGGCGACTACGAGCCGAACAATTGCAAATGGGCGACGCGGAAAGAACAGGCAAACAATAAGCGCAGTAACCGTAAGACTACTATTCAACCGCCCACGCCAACGGGCTAACTCATTAGCACCGCGTTCACTTTGTCCGCATCTTTCTGCAGCCGCCGGGCTGTTTCCTCGGTCATTGAGGCGGCCTCGTCATAGAATGCCGTGTCGAGCGCGCGCGAGCCGTAAATCTGGAGCGCGCCCTTCTTGTCGTGCTCGGCAATGGCCGCGTTCACGATGGTCGCGAAGGGGAGGTCGCCCGGCTTCGCCGGCACGGCGTCGCCGATCTGTTTGGGACTCCATGCCATTCGGTTCGCCTCTGGCGGGAATGGCGCCGCGCCCTCCTTGTCGTTCACGATGCGGTCGAGGATCCGGATTGCCGGCAACCAGCCCGCTTTCAGGAATGCGACTGACCGAACGCGGGCGGCGATGAGACGCACAAGCGCCTCGCGCATCGCCGGTCCGGAAAGTCCGGGCTCGCCCTTTTTGCCGAGCCGCGAATTGATGAGGATTGCCCCGAACGGCCCAGTGGAAAGTTCCGTGCGGCCGCTCGCCGTTGTGCGCTCGACGGTGATCGAGCGGTTGAGGCGGGAACGGATTTCGCCGGGGTCAGATTTAACGGTGAACCACAACGCCTTCCTCGCAATGAAGAACGCCTTCCGATTGATGATTTCAGCAGCGGTATGTCTGCTCACTGCGATGTAGTCTTTGAGCGCGGCATCAAATTCGGACTGGTCCCATCCCTCGCTCATTTCGCCACCGTTCCGACGATTGCCGCGATGAGTTCCAGCATCTTGACCGCGTTGGTGCTCGAAGCGTTCTCGTTCAGGCCGGCCAGATTCAAATTCTGAGTTCTGTCGGTCGTCGAAGCGCGCAATTTGGCCAGGTCATTGTGCGCGTCGAAGAAAGTTAAGACTGAAATTCTCGTTGTGCGCTGCGTGCCGTCGAGTGATGTCTCCGTTTGCCGGGATGAAAAATGAGCGCAGCCTACAAGCGCAATTGACGAACAGATAAAAAAGCAAAGGCGCAGAGTTTTAGCTCTGCGCCAAATCCTGCCTTGCCACAGCACGCCCGACCGTGCCTGGCCGTGCCACGCCACAGCTTGCCTTGCCGAACAAAATTTGGACGCTGTCCGACTTGTATTATTCATCACGCCCCCTGTGCCGGGTCCTCGAGGTGCAACTCAAGCCACGCGCCGTAAGCGTTGGTCACTGAGTCAATCCGGTAGAGCTTCGGCTCGGCTGAAAAGTTGCGCTTGTATTGGAGCGTCTGTTTCTCCTGCGGGATGCCGACGCCGTCGGGGAACACCTCGACGCGGACTTTGACGACCACTTTGGCAGTGAGCCGGAAGCCGCCCGATTCAAGTTTCTTGCCGCCGAATTCAGGGCCGCCGACGCACGGATATTCGTCGCCCGCCCAGATGATCGAGCAGCGCATCGAGCTTTCGCTCAATGCCAGCGATTCCAGTTGGAGGGCGACTATGTCGCCCAGGTCCGTTGCTATTGCCGTTGCCATGTCGGCAACGGGCGGGGGTCAACAATCAGGCGAGCGTGAGACCGGGATGCGTGAAGCGCAAGTCGCCGCTTCGGGCGTTGTGGTCGCACGCCAGATCGCCCCCGTCCCACTGCGCCGTTCCGTAATCTCGCAGGCCCCAAAACGGCGGGCTGGTAACGACGCAATGAACCGAATCCGACGCCAAAGTTTTCAGGACCTGGAGCGCGTCGCCTTGAAGGATTTGGAGCGAGGGAATCATTCCTCCACAAACTTCAAAAACTCCGCGAGCGAGCGCACGACCGCGCCCCGGTGTCCGAGCTTCTTCGCCCAGGCGAGCCAGGCGAGTTGAGCCGCCGTCGGCTTCCCGTTTCGCGCCTTGGCCTCGACCAGCAGCGTCCGTCCTCCGTCGGCGAGTATGACGAAGTCGGCTGTGCCGATGCCGACAGTGGAAGGCAGATCCATTCTCGAATGGATGACGAGCCAACCGCGCTCGGAACACGCCAAAAGAATTTCGTCGTGGAGTCCGCGCTCGCGCTCGGCTGGTTGCGCCTCCGGTTCCGGATCTCCATTGCGACGCGCCTTGTTGTGCGCCATCCGCGACAGCATCGCGTCCAGTTGAAATTGGGAGATGCCCACAGTCAATTGGGTTTGGGCTGTGCCGAGAAGAGCCGCATCGCGGCCAGATTCGCGGCCTGCGTTTTTTCCAGCCAGGGCCGCGCTTCCTCCATCGTGTCGAATCGCGTGGCAGAGTCTTCCCACCGCAGAGCCGCCGAGCCGCAGATGCCACACCACGGGTGGGCGCCGAGTCCCGCCTCTATCTGCGCGAGCATGGCTTTCACGCTCTCGGAGATTTCCTCTCCTTCGACGTAGGCCGCCGCGACGATGCAGTGCCGCTCCGGGCACAGCTTTTGAATTATGCGGACCTTGCCCATTTCACGCGCTGAGTGTTTTTGTTTCGGACAGATGGTTCCGGTGATCCTCGCGAAGCGCTTCGAGGGCTTGCATTACAATCGGCATGATAAGGTGACAGTCGCAACCAACGGTCCCGCACGGCTTTATTTTTCGGAATTCCCGCCAGCAGTCTTCGCTCATGTTGCCGACCACGTTGCTGATGATGCCGGCGAAAAAAACCTGGAACTCATGCGGCGCCGCATGCTTGGCGACGTTGAAAAGCGCCTCAACAATTTCTCTTTGAGCTTCGTCGGCAGTCATTTGACAAACTCCGCTTTGATCCGATTTTCCCACCAGCCGCGAACTTCGCGCAGGATCTCGAACACCTGCGCGTTGTAAGCGCGCCATGCCCGCGCGCCGAAATCCTTTTGCCACCGTGCCGCGCGGGCGTCCTGCCATTCGTCGTAATCGGACAAATGCGCCTCGGCATTGTCCTTTGACGGCGGTTTGGCTCCGCGCTTCCGACGCGGCTTGCTGATCGAATCCGCAAATCGCTGCTCCTCGCGATCCATTTCCATCAGTTCTTTTTTGCTGAGCCGGCCGCGCCTGGAGTTTCTCCTGGACTTCTTCGGCTTGGTCGATTCGCCGGTAAGTCCAAGTTCCGCCTCGACGGCTTTGCTCGCCTTTAGGCCAGCGTCAATGAATGACCTGATTGTTTGCGCCGTGGGCGGTTCTCCGTTGCTTTGCTGGACCGCCTGCTCGAAAACTTTGATCCGGTTCCCCGGTTCGACCTTTACGAGTTCGCGGACGCCGCTGGCGGACAAATCCTGGACGAGTTCAGCGGCTTTCTCCTCCCCTGCCATGTTGAAAATTTTCAACATCTCTTCCCGCTGTTCTTCGGACTTCAGCAGGTAGAAAATGGAGGTCCGCTCGCGGTGCCACTTCGCTTCGCAGTATTCCTCGAAGGAATCAAATCCGCCGCGATAAAGTTTTTTGTCCCGGATGACGCGAAGCGCGGACGCGCAATCGCGTATTGATTTGAATCCAGCCGCGAGTAACTTCTCTTGCTTCTGAAGTTCGGCGGCTTCGGCTTCGGACAAGGACTCCCTAGCTTTGGGTTTCTCCGACGAGACCGCGACTGTGGGCGTGCTTGTGCTCATATTCCCGCCTCCCGAATGTTTGCAGCGCAAATGTCCTGCGCGATTTGAATAATCGTATCGGCCCTGGCAAACCGCTCGGCAAGCTCTTGCATCGTCCAAGCCGATTGTTCTCCGTCCTTCCAGGTCAGCTTCTCTTTATTGAGGTGCCAACAGTTCAGATTACTCTCGATCTCTTCCAGTAGGATCTTCAGTTTTTGAGCTAGGCAGTAAGCGCCAAACTCTCGCCCACTTTTCTCCGCATCGCGCCTTCCTTCAAAAACACCGTCGCGTTTGCCGGCGGCAATCCATTTGGTTTTATACCTCCCGTTGGTTGCGCTCATATTTCACTCCTCAATCGCGCCGTCGCTGGCAAGGCTCAGAGAAGGCAGAAGGGTTTCTGCCGAAAAGCCTGTTCGACGGCACGGTTGAAGGGTGAATCTCTGATTCGCCAGAACCATGCCCGTCCATTACTCCTCACCGCGCGGGAATGCAAATGAAAAAACCGGGCGCGCCCTCGAAACGCGCCCGGCTCTGCGACCAGGAACAAAGTCCGGCAACGGGACCTTTCGGCCCTACGGCGGGATTTTTCTACGCCGGACACCCGCAAATCTAGCGGGCGGGCACTCGGCGCGAGCGAAAGAATTTGCTGGCCTGCGACTATCGTCGAACTCTCGGTCTCGACCACGACCGCGCCGCGTCGACACGCGGAAGCATTACCGTGAACATCGCATCCACTCGGATTCCCACATTCGCGTTGCTGCCCGCCATTGGGTGGGTGGTAAATCGCCTCCCGCCTCGCCCCGGCGTTATCCGCTTCACCAAACCACGGAGCACCGGAGCGGGCGGGATTTTCATTTCACAAGAGAGTCATTCTTGCGCTTGTCTTTGCGGTCTCGAAAGACCGCCAACCACGCGCGGAATAAAAAAATCCAGCACATTAGCAGGGCGAACCATGCCAGGATGACGATATACCAGGCGGGCTTCACCGGGCAATTTTCAGTTCCCCGGCTTCAAGGCGACCGTAACGCCGCAATTTGTCACCGTTCCGCTCGCGCCAGCTGCGGCATTCGTCGGGATGAGATAGCCGCACGCGCCAACGTCGATGTTCGTGAGCAGGTGATACGTGGTTCCGTTGGTCGGGATCGTGAGCGTGAAAACGTACGGAGAAAGAGAACTGCTCTCGAAAGTCGCCAGATCGAGTGAGCGAACGCACGTCAGAACAAACGTTGTGTTCGTCGCCGTCAGGCATCGGCCGTAAATGTCCAGGGTGACGTTGCGGTTGTAGCGCGTGTCAATCGTAGCCGAGAAATTGCTGGAGGTGTTGAGGATGACCGAGGCCGGGCAGGCTGTTACCGCAATCGTGCCGTAGGTCTGGGCTTTGGCCGGCAGGAGCGAACAGAGGACGAACGCGGAGAGCGATAGGAAGAATTTTTTCATGGCCCGAACACTACGGACTAAGTCCCGCCCGAAGCAACATCCGATTTTCTCAATTGCGCCGCCAGCGCATCGCGCATCGCCTTGGCATCGGAGGCCAGTGCTTTTGCCTGCGCTTCCTTCGCCTCGGCCAGAATAGCGAGCTTGTCCCGCTCGCGCTGCGCCCGCGCTTCGGCTGCTTCGGCGGATTCTTTTGCGAGACGGGCTTCCTCGTTCGGACGGCGCGGGAACACAGCCTGGGGGTGGGATATTACGCCGACTTCAAGGACATCGGTTCCGGCGCGGGAGTAAAACTCCTGCGCTTTAGCGGCATCGAGGCCGGCGTAAAGTATTTTCACCGCGCCATTCGCTAGGATGGCCGCGGTGATGTGAAGGTCTTGAATTGAGGCCATAGGGCCCCAACCGTAGCGGCTTAAGCCGTGACGATCAACTGTCCGTTGTTGGCGTTGCCGACCGCTTTGCCATACATCCAGATGAGCTTCGTGACGATGTTCAGCGTGGCCAGGTCGATGTATTCAAGCACCATCACCGTAAGGCCGGTGCGTGGCTCGGTGACATAGCCCATGTTGCCGGGAATCGGCAGGCCTGGAATCACTTCGCGCGGATCGCGAGGAACGCGGTGCGCGTAAACGGTCGAATCCTTCGTGCCGGAGAAGGCGCAGAGATTGCCGGTCGAGGGGAGTCCGGGATATTCAGCCAGTCCGAAGCCGGCCACATCGGGCAATTTGCCCGTTTTGATCGCGTCGCCGTTGCTCTGGTTGTTCAGGAATCCCACGATGCGCAGATCGGTGAGGAGCGAGCCGTAGACGTTCGAGTTGCCCACGTAAAATCGGCCAGCGTCGGGAACGCCCGATTGATTGAGGGTCTTTCGCACATCGGTCAAATGCGGGTAAGACCAGCCGGCTCCCAAAACTGTCTTGGTGACCGTGCTGCCGTTGGCGACCGCGTCCGCGCCGGTGCGCGTGGGGAAATTGCCGATGGTCCAGATTGAGGCGATGGCGTCAACCATGTGGTTGGCTAGCGCGATTGCCAGCGGATCCGCGGCCTCGCGTATAAGATCGCGGTTGGTGCCGCTATATTCCTGCGGCGTGTAGGAGTAACCGACTTCCTTAAACTGGTCGAGTGTTACGTTCACGTCCACGTCGCCGCGCGCTGAGATTGTTCCGCCGAAATTCTGCACGGTCGGGATGCCGAGTGTGCGCGTGATGACCGATTGATTGAACGCGGCGATGGGTGAGCCGTTCCGGTCGGTGAATCCCATCGAGATGGAATTAAGGACCGGGCGTTTGGTGAAAATGAGGGCGAGTGCTTCCTGCACGATTGTCGCGGTGGCTAATGTGCCGAGTGTGTTGGCCATGGTATTGGGGTGTGGGTTGTGTTGCTGAAATCGTTTACGCGGGGCGGCTCTTCAAAATCTCGTCGGCGTGCGCGGCCCAGTAAGCACCGGCTTCGCGAGGGTTGCTGACGGAGAGTTCCTGGTATTTCTGCCAGGCGTTTTCCTTCTGCTTGCCTTGGGCGTCAGCCGTGCCGGCTGCCGGGAGTTGATTCGGGGGCAGGCCTTGACCAGTGATAATGTCCTCGGCCTTGGTGTTGGCCTTGGCCAGTTGCGCCTGGACGTTTTTTAGTTCGGTCTCCTTGGCTGCGGTGGCCGCTTTCGCAGTGGCCACGTCGGTCGTCAACACGCTGATCTTCGCGTCAAAGTCCGAGCTGGCGGCCTTGAGCGTCGCATTCTCGGCTTCGAGGGTGGCGATTTTGGCGTTGGCTGCGGCGAGGAGGGCTGTGGCGTCAAAGTGGGTCTCGGCCTTCTTGGAGAAGTCGAGCATCTTGGCAATAAAGTCAGGCAACTGCATTCTGGCAGTTGCCAGCGGTCAACGCGGGGTTGACTGGATAGATGGTTTTGCGAAGATGGGCGACGCGGAGCGAGCAACGCCGAAACATGCGACCGCGTTAGAGCAGCGCCGCCACGTCGTCGAGATCATCCACGACGTCGTCGATCAAACCGTTAGTCACGGCCCTGTCCCCCGCGAAGGTCTGCCCTTGCATGTCTTCGCGCGAGACGTTGGCCGCCCCGCGCATCTCCTCGACGTGGCTGTAAAACTTTTCGCTGATGTCGTCGATCCGCTGTTGCAGGAGAGCGATCTGGTCCTTGGTGAACGGAACTCCTGGAGCGCCCATGCCCTTGAATTTCCCGCTGGTCACCAGCACCGGCTTAACGCCCGCGTCCGCGTATCGCTTGGACTGGTCGAGCAGATAGCAATAGGAGCCGATTGATCCAACATCCGAGTCGCCGGTTGCGAACACCGCGTCAGATGAGCAGGCGATCCAGTAGGCCGCACTGCACATCTGGCCGTCGGTGAAAGCGTAAATCGGTTTGTCGCAGGAAAGGATTTTGTCGGCGACGCTGGCGATCCCCTGAACCATGCCGCCGGGTGAATCAATGACCAGGATGGCCGCGCGGCACATCGGGTCTTCTTCCATCTTGTCGAGTTCGTCGCAGATGTCCGCGCAATCGACGCAGCCCGCACCCTTCTCGAATCCGCCAAGGCCCTTGCCGATCGGCCCGCCGATGGGCAGGTACATGATGCCGTCGCGGACTTCGGCTTGGGGCACCTCGACTGAGTCACCGCAAAAGTCCGTTCCTTCGCGCAATGATTTGAATTGCTCGCGACTGAGGGTCGCGTGTTCCTCGAACATTTTGAGCAGCGCGGCATGGGCGTTGGGCGTGATGAGCAACGGCTCTTCGGTTAATGTTGCGAGGATTTGGGGAAATTTCATTTGTTCAAAACGGCGCTGCGCGGCCCACGACGCTTGTGCCGCTCAAGATGACTTTGCCGCTCGGCTGAAGGAGGATTGAGCCGCCTCCGAGGGCAGTCGCGTTGGTGTAGATCGCGATCCCGGCGTTGTTGTAAACTTTGGCGGTGATCGAGATGCCGTCGTAATACACGACTGCGTTTTTCCCGAACGTGTTCGTCCAGCCGGTTGCCGCGATGTTCACAGCGGCGGTTGTGTCGGTTGATGCGAAGCCGGCGACGGAACTTGCTAGACCGCTTGCGGCCACGCTGAAAACGGTCGTGCCGTTTGTCCTTACGGAAAGGATTCTGGATGCCGGAACCGTAGCGTCAAAAATATAATTATCGTCGCCGTCCTGGCCGGTTGGATCGAGCAGGGCCAAATAACTAGAACCATCGAACAACTCAAACGCCGGAAAGCGATTTGTCCCTGTCGTGGAGGTGTAGAATTGAATACCGGCAGAAACGCCGTCGGAATTAAATTGATGAAGCGACAGACTGGCCGATGTGGCCGAGATTATTAGGGCCAATTTTGCCGTGCTTGGATCATTGACAAGCGCGCCATCTGCGGATTCCACGAAAAATTGCCGGGCACCGCCTCCGCCTTGAATCCTGCAGATTTCAGCGCCGTCGTTCCAGATCGTTTGCGAAAGATTTGTCAACGCGAAACCAGCCGCGTCTTCATTTGTTGTCCACGGCGTTGCCGAGCCGCCACCGGCCGCCGTGCCGTTGTAGGTGATCGCCGTGCCGTTGTCGCCGATCCGGTTGGTCTTCCCGTCGAGTGAAATATCCCCCGGCAAAGCGAGCGGATCAGTGACGAGTAGCGACCACGCGCGGAGATTGTTTGCTGCGCTGCTCGCGGTAGCTGGTGTCGGCGGCGTCCAGGCTGACACTACAAGATTGCTCGCGGAGAGAGTCGCCGAACTGCTGGGCACGCGCAGACTCAGGGCTGGCACGCCGATGCTTTCAATCGTCAGAGTCCAGAGGCCGGGCGTGACGCTCGCGAAAGTCACTTGCCCGCTTGAATCGCTCAGCCCGCGCCGCGCGGTTCCGCCTGTGGCCGCAGTAGGGTTGAGCCGCACAACGCGGTTGGGAGCGGAGTAGTCGAGTGTGAAGTCCGAGACGGTGACGAGGACCGAAGGCGAGGCGCAAAAGGCCGAGGCCGCGAACAGCAAAAGGGACATCAGACAGAGAAATCGTTTCATCTGTCATCCGCGTGGGGTCAACCTTCAGTTCAGCAGCAGGAGTGCCGCGACTTCCTCTTCATCAGGGAAATTGATCCGACCGCAACTGTTCAACTTTGCTCGTTTCGCCTGAACGCGATTCATCCCGATAATCGGTCGGAAATTGCGCGATTGCGCCAGGGCAGATGCTTTGGCTCCTGCCGTGCGAGCCGCTCCGGTGACGCTGGGCACAACCTTTCCGGACCCTGAACTCGCCGCCGAGGCCGCGCTCGCTTCCGCACGTCCAGCGATTCTAATTCTCGTCGGTCCAGGATCGGGCGCGGCGTTTCGCCAGAGCTTCAGCCAGTCAAGAGTGGAGCGTCGCTGTCCGGGTTGTGGTCCTAATTGTCCGCCGAGTTTGAGTGTTCGGGTGGCGTGTCCGCTGCCATTGCCCTTGCCCGCCACGTTGCCGGCCTGACCGCTGAAGTTTTTTGTATCGCTGGCGCTGCAAGTTCCGGCGCTCCCCGTGCCCGCGCCGCTCCCCGTGAATCTCAACGCGCCGCTCGCGCTGCCCGTCGCCTGACCCGTCGCGGTGCCTGTGCCGGTGAAAATTTCAAGTCCAGATGCGCTTGAGGTTCCTTTGATCGCAGTATCGGCAGCGGTTCCGGTGAATACCAACAGCCCGCTGGCGCTGGAAGTCACCGCTCTTCCGGTGACCGCGCTCGTCCCTGAAAAGGCGAGTGTGGCGGATGCTGCGGAGGTAGCGCGCGCGGCGGTGTCGATGGCTGTTCCCGAGAAGACAAGTTTCCCTACAGATGCGCTTGCGGCTGCTTTCGCGGTGGCCGACTCACTGCCGGAGAAAACAAGAAGGACGCTGGCTGACGATGTCGCGCGAGCCGCACTCGCCGCGCCGGTGCCGGCGAAGATAAGTTTTCCACTCGCGCTCGATGCGGCTTTGGCTGCCGTCCCAGCGCCTGTGCCGGAGAATACAAGAAGACAGGAAGCCGAAGATGTGGCCACGGTCCCGGTGCCCGCGCCTGAGCCGCTGAAAACGAGGTTTGCAGCGCCGGCACCGGTAGCGCTCGCAGCCGTGGCGGCCCCAGTCCCGGAGTAACCCTGGAAAAATAGTAGGGTCAGCATAAGCTAACCCCGTCTTAGATCGGAACTTCCTCCCAGTGGAAACAGAACATCAGCGCGGTCGTTGTCACGCGCGAGGTGTAGCTTGCGAAAGCGTAACCGGGCGGAATGATGAGGCTGCCTTCAAAATCCAATCCTACGATTGGCATCAGGCCCGGCACCGTGATGGCGCCCGAACCGGAACCGGCAAACACGATGAAGGATGTCATCGCGGTGATGGTCTGGCCGGCGTTGGCAACGGCGATGGAGGCGCGTCCGCCAGCAATGCGGTTAAAAATTGTCGCCAAGCTCACGGTGGTTGTGTTGATCCCGTACATGATGCCGATGTCCGTTTCAGCCGTGAGCGCCGCTCCTTGCAACACGCTGACCTTGCCGACTGCCAGGTTGTAGCCGGAGCCAGCGGGATTGCCGACAATCAGGCCCGTGAACGTGGCCGCGCCAGCCGCCGTCGTGGTCGTGAGCGCGCCCGTGATGCCGAACATGTTTCCGCGGTAGGTCGTCTCGTAGTAACGCGCGTGAAGCTCGGAAACGAGCATGTCGCCTTGCTTGCCTCCGCGCGCCTGGATGATTTGACCGTCGCCGTTGCTTTGGATGCCTGTCTGAATTTGAGTGATCATATTATTTTATTCGACCAGATTTGCCGTGATGGTTAGGTCCTGGGAAAGCACTTCGCTGCCATCGCGCAGGATCGTTGGGTTGAGTTCGCGAAAGTAAAAATTGTTGATTCTCAGTTCGATGAGAATTTCCGTGAGGAGTTTGTCTACCGTGCGGCTCTGAACAATGTCCGGCGCGCCGTCCACGCCTCTCGGAGTGCCATACTTGTCCACGCTGGTAACCGCCTGCGCCTCGACCGTATTGGCCCCGAGAATGTTCTCGAAGGCTTGGATTTTTTTCCCGGAGCTGTCCGGCACGATCTGGACGTAGGCATCGCTCATAGACGGTGGGCGAAATGGTTATTCGGAATTGTGGCAGCGGGAATGACCGCCGGCGGCGCAAACTCTTTGATGGCGTCCCGCGCGGATTCAAGGAGTCCATAGCAGAGAATCTTGTCTTGCAGCGGGCCTGTGACCTGAAGGGGTTTGCCTTGCGAGAATGTGATCGTGAGAGTGACTTCGTTCATTGCGGGAGGGTATAGGTGAAGCTCGTCACGGAGACCTTCGCGTGAATCTGGATCGCTACTGAGTTCATCACCAGGTCCGCGCTGGCCGTGCCAACGCTGCCGTCCCAGAGAACCGTTGTGCCGTCGGATTCAAGCAGGCGATACCAGGCCGCTGTGCCGGTGGCGTTAGCGTCTGTGTCATCGGTTATAGCGTTGGCCGTAATGACGCCGCCAGACGACGCTGGGAACGCAGTCGCGTTCATGGTGAGTTCGGCGAGTAGCGTCTGCGTCGTGATCGCCGTCTCCGGCGTGGCCGGTTGCGTTCCGTCGTAAATTCGCAGCGGACCGGAGTTAGCGAGCGCGCGCAGCGCGTCGAGTTCGGCATTGCGCGATACGATTGAGGTTTTGAGGTTATTGGCCATAAATTTTCTAATCCGTCTGATTTTCCACTTCCGCGCCCGTGAGGGAGCCATCGCTGGCGCGGATGAATTTCACGCGGCGGTTTTTCTGTTCTTCGGGCAAAGAGACGTTGAAGGTTGCTGCGGCTCCTTTGCTCTTGGGCGCGCTCGCTGTCTCCGTGATCTTGGTCGAAATCGGATTCGGGCTGCGCTGTTCGAGCAGTTCCAATGCGCGCTCGAACGGGACCTGCGGGAAATCCTTGTTGATTCGCACTGCCCGACCGACGGTCTCGCGCAGTTCCTTGTCCCGCTGGTCGTCCAGGCCGCGGTAGTGCATGCCGTGCCATTTCTGGGCCAAAATCATTTTGTTCGTTGTGCCCAGCTTCAGGGACTCGCGGTCCGCCTGCGCGTCGTTGCCCGCGTCCACGCTCAAGGGCTTGGGCAGGCCTGGCTCCCACGAGAGCGCGTCCACGGTGTCGTCGTTGCGCGGCAGGCCGCCGCGTTTCATCTGCTTCATCACCGCGTAGGAAATCGCCCGCTTCCAGCGGCGGTATCCAGTCCCTTGGCGGGACCATATTGATTGGTTGGCCAGCTCGCATAGAACGCGAGTCGGGGCGCGCCCGGTGGAAGTCAGGTCGAGCAGCTCTATGAACCAGCCCACGCTAGACAGACATCCCCGCGTGATACGCTCGACGAACTTTTCGGTGTTCGGATGCGGGTTTTTGTAGGTCAGAGCTTCGATGGATTCGTTGCCGGCCGATGAGAGGTAATACATTTCGCCGCCTTCAATCTCCTCATAGGCCACTTGCGCGCCGCTTCCGGTGGGCGCCTGTGTATCCGTCTCCTCGGTGATTACTTCGTTGCCGAGCGCGGCTTCGCCTTCCTCGTTTTTCTGGATGAGGCCGATGGACGCGGCGCGCTTGACGCCCCGCTGCATGAATTCGTCGATGTCCTGAAGCGACATCCATCTGAGTAACGAAGTCGCTATTTTCGGGATGCCCCTGACTTGGTCGGCCCAGGTCGGCTCGTAGGCTAGATCCGCATTGTAAGCCGATATGTCCTGATAATCGCCGTCCTCCCCGATGATACGCAGGCCGATGGCTCGCGAGTTGCGGTCGAGAATGATGCCGTCGAAAATCTTGGCGCCGTCGAACGGCCCGCCCTGGACGATGCCGCCCGGCGCTTGCCCCTGCGGACTCATCCGTCCGGCGCCGTATGTAGCGATTTTGGTCGAGGGATAGAAAGCGAGTTGGGGGAAACCGTTTGCACTCTCAGTGAGCACCATCGCGTCGTCGCCGTCAACGTCCCAGGCCATCCCGGAGAGAAGCATCGAGCGTTTGAACGAATACTGCGGGCCGCGCACGTTCGCGTTGGGCATCCAGACGTTGTTAATCCAGTCCTCGACCACTGCGCCCCAGGCCGGATTGTTGCCGGCGTAGTGAGCGTCCCAGGCGTCGCCGAAAGCCCAGTTGTTTTTCGTGACGACCGCCGAGTTGAGAACGTCGATTTGCGCGAACAGTTGGCGCGCGTAGTTGACCATCTCCCAGCGGTCGTATTCGCTGACGTTGGATTTGGTGTCTGGGCTGAGCCAGTAGCGCGGACGGTTCTGGCGCAGGTTGTGGCGCGGTGACGGGTAAAGGAAATAGGAGACCGGCTGTCCGGTCGGGCCGAACAGTTTGGATTGCCGGCGAGAGGCTGGCATCCGGCGCGGGAGGTCGATTGAGACGCTCACGAGAAGGTGAATCGGGCCCGCGTGCGCCGAATCCGCGAGGTGTAGGGGTTGGCGTAGATGCCCGGCAGCAGAACGAACAGCGAGTAAAGGACCCGCTTGATCTCCACCTCGACGCGGCTGCCGCCCTGGAAGGAGCGGATTTGTTGGAGGCCAGCGGCTGAAGTCTGCGAGACAAAGCCCGTGGTCGTGCGCTTTTGCAGCGCATCGAGCATGACCTTCAGCTCATCTTCAGTCTTGGTGACGTAGTAGTTGACCGGCATTCTGGGAATGCCGAGGGGTCAACGGTTTGGGGATGCCGGTCTCTCCCGGCTGTCACCGCTTTTTTGACGTTGCGCGGTTCAAGTCCCGAATCTTGTCGGGTCGAAAGGGTCAGGCGACCCGCTTCCAGAATTCGCGCTCGATCCTGACGGAGATGTTGTAACAGAACTTCACGCGCTCGAATTCGAAACGGGTGGCCGCTTGCGCGGCGAAAGTTTCATCTCCCTCTATGTAAGTCACCGGACCGATTGGAACAGCCACCGAGGCCCAGCGTTCGCGGGGGTCGCGGTCAATCGTTTCGAGTCGCACGACCTGACCGATCCGGCAATCCTCTGGCCTATGGCACAGCATGCCGCATTGAACCAAATGGCGTTCTAAGTCATCCGTCGGCCCTGACTCGAGCGTATCGTATCTGCGTATCAGTTCGGCGGCCATGAGTGTGAACAGTCTTTCGTCCGCCAGATTGATTCGCGCGCCAGCGTCGTGCGTCGTGTCTATCAGATTGGAATTGTGCCGCCCGGTGCCTTCCTCGAATTGGCGGATGAGGTCTTGCGCTTTGCGGACCTGGTTCTTGAGGGCTTGCTCGCGGGTGTTCATTCGGTGAGCGTGAATTCCTGTTCGCGTGACAGCTCGCACTCGTAAGCCCATCCTTCGCTGTTCATCCCGAATGCGACGGCATAGAGCGTGCCGTGGGGGCGGAAAAGAATTCCGGTAACGATCCCGCGCTTGCCGTCTGCGCGATGATACACCGTGCTGCCGATTTCAAATTTCACCGCATCAGGTCGGTTCATTTTCGCTGGTCAGTTCTGCTGGCCCCACGATACCGACAATGGCCATGAACGCCATCAGCATACCGCACTTGTCCCACTCGTGGTTTGGCCGGCTCTCCTTCACAAGCAACCACCGCGCCGACTTTTTCCCGTTAGCGAACTTTTCCTCGCGCCGTTCGGATCGCATCTGGGCGAAGTGCGAATAAGGGTCGGAGTTTGGCAGCGTGTCGGGGAGAAACCGGAGCTTGGGCACGGTCGGCTCGCCATCGCGACGGGGACGCAAGAGGTCTTTCGCGTGCAGGTTGCTCCACTCATACCAAGGAGCGCGCGGTCCCTTGCCATCCTTGCCCAGATTCACGTTGTAGAATTTGCGCTCGCTGTAGATGCGCCACTCCTTCACCTTGGTTCGCGGATGAACGTGAACGAACATTTCCTGGCCACTCCCCTTCAGGCCGGTCCAGCAGAGCCAGACTTTGCGCGTCTGCTTTCCGATCTTAACAAGTCCTACGTGGCCGCGGCGCACGCACTCGGTGAGGACCTTGACCATCTCGTAACCGCAGTCGAGAAAGGCGTGCTGGTCTTTGACCTTCCATTGAGTTTGCACCGCGCCGATTTCGTCGAAGCTCGCGCAAGTGACGCGCGCCAACTCGCGCGCCACGCCGGACAGGGCCACGGCAAAGACGCTGACGTAGAATTTCGCCAGGTCGCGCTGGCAGTCGGCAATCAGGCAGCGGTGCGCTTCCTCCGGCCAGTCGGAATGAATGTCGTAGGGCTCGTGGATGACAGCGCGATGCTCGTCGGCTGTGTCTGTGCTCCAGCTCAGGCCCCACTCCTTCTGGTAAAATTCCTGAAGCGGGAGACGGTATCCCAATTCGTCGGCGGCGACCTTCGCCTTGAGGTAAGCCACCGCGAGCTTGCCCAGCGCGATGCGCGGGGACGCCGGCTGCGGCCAGTGGAAGCCGACGAGTTCTTTTGGCGCGCCGGGATTGGTCGGCGTGAAGTGGTAGCTGTCGCAGAGTTGCCGGCGCACTTCGGGCCGGTCCTCAATCCGCGCGTCGCACCGGTAGCAGCGGATGTGAGCCGAGCGCCAGACCGCGTCCCAGTTCCAACGGCCGCCCGGCTTGGTCGTTTCGTTGCGGTCCCAAGAAAGGCCGGAATAGGTTCCGCGCAGTTCGGGCTTCGGGTGGTCTTCGCCGCGCAACCGTGAAATGTCGAATGGCTGCGCGAACGAGCAGAACGGGCAGCGGAAGTTAAGTTCGCGCTGGTCGGTCTCCTTGTGGATCGTGTCGGCGTCCTCGTCGCAGATCCCGCCTTGTCCGATGACGAGGAACTTGGAGGTGTCCGGGTATTGCGTCATCCGGTAGCGCGCCTGTCGGAGCAGGCCGTTGGCGCGGGCCATCCAGGCCTCGTCCACGATCACGTAGCGGTAGCTGAGCGACTGGCAGTTCCCCTCGTTCAGGCCGCCCACGACCAGCTTCATCGCGTGGAATTTGATTCGGGTTTTTGTTTTCTCGTGGTCGGCGACTTCGAGGAGCAGGCGCTGGATTTCCGGGACGCTGCGGATGAGAGGCATCAAGCGGCCGCTGCAATAAAGGAGCGCCTTGGGGTCGGTATCCAGCAGGAACAGGCAATCGCCGGGGTCGTGGAGGATCCAATACGGGATTGTGATGTCCTCAATAAGCGATTTGAGTGTTTGTACGCCGGCCTGGATGGATACAACGCGGACGCGCGGATCGCGGATGGCCTCGAACGGCTCGATGAGCCACGGAGCGGAGTGAATGTCGAACTGCCCCTTGACTGAGTAGCCGGCCTGGAGGTTCAGCGCGCCGGCAAACTCGTAAATCTCACCGCGAAACGGCGCGGTCCACGCATCGCGAATCGCGGATGCTAGGAAATCGGTTGGCTTGGCTGGCACTCTGCCAGCCGCGCCGCGTCCACAAGCCACTCACAGAACTCGCGCGTCGTCGTGCTGCGCTGCGCATGGCTCATCAATCGCCACGTCCGCTTGTCCGCTCCCCGGGCATGTAGGCGCATGGGCGTTTGAATCTGTCGCGGGGAAATCCCCGAGAAAAAGAGCCACGTCCTTTTTATTTGCGGGAATCCCCACCAACATTGCCAGACCTCCAGCGTGAACCCATGCGGTTTGCTGGGTCCAGAGAGAGGCAACGAAGCGGCAGAAAACAATCTGCTGTGCGCTGGCTGTTCTAGAATTCCACCCCACCGCCGGACCTGCTCGACGCACCACAGGCCGAGTTCCATTTCGCCCGGTTCCGGCTTTGCTTGAGCCGCGCAGAAAACAGACCATGCGCGACAAGGTGGATGGGCAATCACCGGCATTCCTCCGGGAAAGGTGCGAGCATCGCGTTTCCGGTCGTAAATCTGAACGCCGGGAATGCCGACGTAATTGCTGTTGGCCCTGGCGCACAAAACAGCCACTAATCCTCTCCCCGCTGTGAAGCCTCCGCGCGGGGGCGTGGAAACGCCTGGACGCAATCCAGACTCAGGGAGAGGAAATTGGATTTCCCGCGTCGGCTTCACGGGGCGACTTTGCGCCAGGCGCGACGGATGTCAAGTCACACCGCCCGCATCACCAGCGCCACGAGCACTGCGACCAGCGCCAGGAACCAGCAAAGGAACTCGGCCCCGCTCACTTCACGCTGCAAATTTATGTTCACGATGGTTGGACGGTGGGCAAGGGCGGTTGCTCGCTACAATTCGGAGGTGAAGATTGTAATGAGCAGAATTGGGATCGACAGACGGCCAGGCGGTGGATCATCGGGGCATATGACAAGCGAATCAGTTGGTGGGATTGGCGGGCTGCGGATTATCGGCCTGAGAATTTGTGACGGCAGGTTCCGGCGCCTTGTCCAGCCAGCCGACGACGCCTTCCCGGAACGTGGCGCAAATCTCGTCGACGGCGCGCTTCATCCGTTCCACGACTTCGATGGGGGTTAGGCCGGCCAGGTTCGGGGCAACCTCTTGCTCAAGGATTCGCTGCAAGACCGCGCGCTGGTGGAGGGAGACGTTTCGAAGCGCTGGGCCGATGACAGCCTTCTCGACGTATTCGCCGCGCATGAGGGCCAACTCTTCTTGCTGCCGTTCGCGCTTGGCCTTTGTGAGCGCCAGTTGCTCCTTGGCCAGCTTGCCGTTCTTTCGTCTCAGCAGCTCGGCTTGATATTTGATGAAGCCGACTAGGACCTTGCCGGCGATGTAGCGGCCGTGGGCGGGGTGCGGGTAGTGGCCCTGAGTGGCCAACCGGAGCAGGTGGCGGGCGGTCAGGCCGGTGATCGCGGTCAGTTCCTCGGCCGAGATTGTTCCGGGTGCGTGTTCGTCGGGCATTCACCGGACACGATTTGTCCGCGCCGGACACGATTTGTCCTGGGTGTATTCACCCAAAACGCGATTTGGCGAGTTGGCGGGTATTGGGGAGCGTCCATGCTGGAAACGGGGCAGGAAGGCGGCAAAGCGCGCGACGGCGGGTGCGGCGGACACGGACATGCGGATTTCGGACGCCGCGAGCCCGAAAGCCGATCATAGCCGGTAACCCGTGTGGCCCCTCACCCCCGATAAAAGATTCCTTGACCGGGGTCTTTTCGGTCCTTGTCGCGCATAAAAATCAATTGATTCACCTAGAGATCGAAATGAAAACCATCCTTAGGATTGCACTCGGCATCGTTGCCGGGCCTTGTCTTCGTAATCTGGTGGGCGTTCATCGGCGGTACCGGATGGACTGAAGAAAAAGCTTCCGAAGCTTCCGAGCAGGCAGGGGCGGGAAGTGCGACGGAAGGTTCGGAAGGATATTTTCCACTCCAACGGAGTGGCACCGACGAGACTGCAGGTGCCAACGCGAGGCGACAAGCTGGCGGCCGGCTCGCGCTTGGCGATTCATTTCTTGCAATACAACTTTGCGCGCATCCATCAAACACTGCGGTCAAACCCCAAACTTCTCCGGCCAGAGTTCCCTGAAGATCGGTTCCAGTGTTTGGCGCAGTTTGTCTTTCCCTTCAGCCGGCCAGAGCGAGAGCGGATGCTTGACCGCGTAGGCGACGGACTTCGAGAATTTGCCGATGCCTTCGATAAAAGCCGGCCAGCTTTTCGTCGCGCCGTTTCCGTTGCCGTTTGGCCCCTGCTCCTCGCGGTCGGCGCACAGACGAAGCGCCTCGCGTAGCGAACCGGCGCCGTCCCCGTTCAAATTGCGCACGCGTGCGTAATTTGCGGCCAGGCGCATGTACCGATTTGCTTTGCTCTGCGTCACGAGCGGACAGTTGGCTGAGAGCCATTCCATCCATTTGCCGTGCCCGACGATTTCTTTGATCTTCAGAAGGCGCTGGCCTTGGAGGGACATTTCGCAGAGCCAGTCAGCGGCCTTGCTGCTTGTCTGGTCTTGCAGCGCGGCGATTGCGTCCTGTCCGTCGTTGATCTCGCGGGCAAGCGAGTTGAGCTGGTGGCCGCGTGCGCCGCCGGGTTTGATGAGGTCGAGTTTTTTCATTTCGTTTGCGTCTCTGGGTTGAGCGACTCGAATAGCGCGCGGGTGTAGTCTCGGATTTGATCGCTGGTATCGCGCGCATCGTTGATCTCCAAAATCTCCGGCTCAAACTCGGCGGATGCGCGCTTGACGATTGAATGATTTTTCATCGTCGTGGTTCTGGTGACTTCGATTTTCATAGGCTGAGCATTGCCCAAAGGCGCGAGAGCGCCCCGGAAAGTTTTCGGGCGAATCTTCTTAAACGGCCCGGCCTGGAAACCAGTTCCTTGCCGGCGCGGGCGAGGCGCGGGTTGCGGTAGAAGCGGGTAGTCATTTGTCTTTCGCGTTCGCCAGCGCGACAAGAGACAGCGCGATAACGTGCCCGAAGAAGCCGCAGCCGATGACCCACCACCAGCTTCTCACTTCCATCCCCCAGCCCTTCGTCAGCGTCAGGTAGGAAACGGCCATTGAAATGGAGATGGCGAATATGTTTAGCACGATGCGTCGGAGTTCGTTCATTTAGTCTTTCATGTGGGCAATCCGAATTTTGGGAAACGACCGCTTGAAATCGTCCACCGCGCGGCCGAGCGACTGCTTCTTTTTGCCGAATCCGGCAGCCATCTCGGTCATGGTCAGTGTGCGAAGCTGGGACAGGAACACCCAACAAAGGACAACGGCGCGGTTCTGAAGGCCGTCGCAATTCTTCATCCCGTCCTGCCAGAGCCATTCAATCACACGCGTGATGACGTAGCAGGCCGCGTCGATTTCCTCATCGCTGAGAGCGGCAACGTGATCCTGCGGATCAACACGAAACACGTTCCGGTCAATCTCGGCGTAGTCGAAGCCGCACGACGGCTCCAGGTGGCCGTCCTCGGCGTGGGAAGCGGTGCAGCGCGAAGGATCGGCGGACCCATCGGCGCTCAGCAAGGGAACCTCCGGTCAGATAGACCCGGAGTCAGAACCAGAACGTATCGCAGAAACGACAAGCGTGGGGCTTATCGCAAGGGGCGTGCCATGTCAGAGTTGGGAAATCAGGCCGTCTATCGGCCCGCAGTAAATCGCTTTGCAGAATTCCTTCAACTTGCGGGTTGGCTCCCCGGCGGGCTTTTGCAGATGGGCCGCTTTGACCATCGGATCGTAAACCGCACGGATCTGCTGCGGAGTCACCCCGTAGCCACGAAACAGTTCAGATTCAGAAATTGAGGATCGGAGGTCGGGGGTCATATGCCGCGTTGGTTATGAAGTTCCTGAACGGCCAAATCGTAGAACGGCTCTAAGTTGGGCCGCCATCTGCGCACAACATTCATGATCACGCTCAACATTGATTGCTCCAGTGAGTCCGACTCGTTTAAAAACATTGCGAGGTCTCGCAGGAGTCTGTGACTGGAAGTGTCTAAGAGCAGCAAACCGATTTCTTTGTGTAATTCCCAAACGGCATTGTGACATGTTCGGCAAAGCGTCATTAGCTCGTCGTCCTCGTATTCCCAGGGAGCTGCGCCGCTTCTGTAGAATTTGTGATGGACTTGCAGTTGTTCCAGTTTTTCAAAGCACATGCGGCACGTGAAGTTGTCGCGGTCGAGGATTTCTAACCGCTTCTTTTGCCACCTTGGGTCGCAAAGCTTTTCTGAGTAGCTGGTCTGGGGCATTTGGTGGAAGCCATTCCGCCCCCGAAAGTGATACCGGCGCGCGATGTGGCCGCAGTCAGAAGGCGGAATGGAAAGCTGAGTGTTCATCACGCTTTTTCGGCTGTATCAAAGCCGCGCGAACTTTCAGGCGATCACTGGCGGATTGCAAGCAGCAAAGTTGTTCACAGGACTTACTGCTGCTGACCATTTTTCAATCTCCCCTATTATTATTAAGGGCTGTGATTAAGTCCGACAAACTCCAAACACACCGCAGCTGTGGCCTAGTCTGGGCATGGACGCCGTTAATAACTCACCAAAAAATTCACTTTCCCGAGCCGAACCTCATTAACAGAAATCAATTCACATATTTTACCCTGCAAATCCACTGCCCTTTCGAGTCCCCGACCTGGACCGACTCAATGACCAGTTCCCCGGCCCGGTCCCGTTCGCACAGCGCGAAAAAGTCCTCCGAGTTCTCCGTCACAATCTCTCGCGGGTGATCATCAAATTTGAGTTCGGGTTGCGCCGTCTTCACAGGCTCAACAGCGTTTGCTCCGGCGGCTTTTCATCCTTCGGCGCGTGCTTCTCGCAGACCATACCGCCGCGCTGCGTGTCGAGAACCGTGGCGACCTCCCGGCAGAGTTTCCCGTCCTCGCGGTAGGCGACGCATTGCGGGACCTGGTATTGCCTCAGCGAGAGCCAGCCGCGTCCGATGCGGGCCATGAGCCGGCGGTGATTTTGCTTTTGATTCACTTCGAGTTGCAGTGCGACCACAACAGGCCGCGGCGCGCATCGAAATGCGTGGCCATAGCGCAGCGCAGGTGAACGGGTTTGGCCTCGCAACAGTTGCCTTCCTGCGTGCCGGTGATTGTGAGCAACACCGATTCAGCATCCTCGTTCGTGCCGCAGACCGGACAGAGCGCCCCAACCGGGAAATGTTTGAATGACCGCGGCTCCCTCATGTCGATTTCCACAACCATCTCGGCAAACGAATCAGGCGAATTGATTTTCGCGTGTTGCCTCTGGCATCCAATCCGGGCCACCAAATAATTCCCGGAATCCAATGCCAGCGTCCGCATTCGAGTTGCAAAGACCCGCCGAAGATTTGCAGTTCGTAATCACCGACCATTGGACCGCGACGCAGTTTCATTCCGTCAACTGTTTTTCCGCCGCTCCTCAGCCAGCAAGACAAGCGCGCAGGCCAGAAGAGCGGACAAAATTTCAGGCTTGTAACCCGTAGCTCCGATCGCTTTCACCCAGCAGTCGGCGCAATCCTCGAGGCCCAAATTAGTGCCATCCATTTGCTCAACCATCCTATTGACGGCCGCGAAAGCATTTTGGATCGCCCGCTCCTGTTCCGCTCGGGTCATAGAATCATCCGCAGCGGGATCGCCGCGATTTCCGCCTTGGGCGCTTCGTGCGATTCAAGTTCCAGGTCGAACTGCGCGTAGTCCTTTGGCGCTCGTCCTAGCGGGACGGCGATTCGCGTGATGAAGCAAACGACCGGAACGCCTGAGTCGGTCTCTCCTTCCCAGACTCGCGCCGGCACGCCGTTGATTGAGTCAACCGTTGTTGTTGAGTGTATCGTGATTTTCATTTCCGCCCTTCCGCCGGCATCGCCAACTCCTCCAGCTTTTCAATCGCGTCCACGAGACGGGCACGCCGTTCGCGCCGGCGGACCATAGCCTCTGCCCATCGCTTATCGCTAGCGTTTTCATCGTTGGAAATCATCGCCTCGTTCGCGACGGCCTGCGTGTAGCTCACGAACAGATCATGCATGTATTTGGTCATATCGAATTCCCCGCCACGAACTTTTTCCTCGCCTGCTTCCACGGCACGCCGTTCTTGCGCGCCGCGCGTTTTGCCGCCGCTTCTTTCTGGCCGTGCCCAATCGCGGCCTAGCGGTAGATGTCGCTCAAGGCGCACACGTATTGCGCGCGCCGTCCCTTGAGCCGGAGACCGACCAAAGCCTCGTTCTGAGAGCCAGCTGGCGCGAGCGTTACGATGACCGCCCGCGCCTCGTAGAATTTGCCCGTCTCGCGCGCCACGGGCTTTGTGAGCTTGGTCATTTGCGTCCCTCCGAAAGACCGCCATTCATCCCCGCAATCGCTTCCATCGCCCAGTCAAGGCGCGGGAGAAACAGCGCGAGAGCCTCCGCGATTGCCTCCTGGATTTTCTCGTCGCGGAACACCACATGCACGACCGGCGGGAAGTGCCGGCGATACGACACGAACTTCCACCACGGACGCCCAGTGACGAACATCGCGCCGTGAACTTGCGCCCGGTATTCTTTGGGGACTTCGCCGTCGAGCAGGTATTTGACGTGCGCCGTCGGCTCCGGGCATTTGACCTCAAGTCCGCCGTCCTCGCCGATCAGCCCGTCCGGCGAGCAGGCCACGCGGCCATCGTCGGTCGTCACGAGTCCGACGCGTTGAACCGTCTCGCCAAATTCCAGTTCATACCAGGGTAGCGCCTCTTCCTCGCGGATTTTGCCAAACTCCATGTCGAGCGAAGAGAAGCCAGGCAGCGGACCCCCCAGCCATTTTTCAGCGACTTTCCGCGCAAGATAAGTGGCTGGCATCTGCCCCTTGCGGATTTCAAATTCGGGCGTCAAAAGCTGGTCGAACTCCGACGCGGTTGGAATCCCGGCCCTGGCGGCGAGCCATTCGAGCGAGCCTTGCTGGATGTCGGTGCGGATTTTCATATCGCGACAAGGTCCTCGGGTTTGCACGACTGAGAAGTTGTGCCTTCACAGCCGAATTTGCCCACCTGCCGGTCGAACCGGACGAAGGCGTAGCGGGAATTGCAGGACGATACAGTGCCGTGCTCAACGTCGGGATGCTCCATGTTGCCGTGCGCGTGAAGAGGCACGTAGGCAACTCGCATACCAGGCTTGATGTCTGACAGGTTCACTGCTTGCCTTCCTCTCTCAGCCGATCCTGGAACTCATGCAGATCTCGCAGCCGCTTGCGGTAGTTATGTTGGATGGCCCGAATCCGTTTTCGGTCATCAGAACGATGTGGTAGCCGTCGAAGTCCGCGTAAACGGAGTCGCCGATGTATTCCTTGTTCATCGGCGCATCGCCCCTTCCTTGCGCCGCAGGTATTCGTCCAGGATGTTGTATTTCGTGGACGGGATGTCCTCGTAGTTCGCAGCACCCGCGAACTTGAGAAACTTCGGCTCGTCGCTGCTGGTCTGCCGGACGCGCAACCGGAGTTCGGTCGCCTGCCCTGGCGTGATCTTGCCGCCCTCGGCCCGCGCGTCGTCGTCATGGTCGATAACGATGTTGAGCGCGTCGCATAGTGCGCCTCGCTTGGCGTAGGTATTCGCCGCCCCGTCAGCTTGCGCTTCGCTCGCGCTCGGCGGCCCCTTGCCAACCCGCACCGCGAACTGGTTTGACCGGCTGTGCCCGCCGACGTGCTGCAAGGTGCAGATTTTGACCACGCGCGTATCGGTTACTTCCGTCGAGAATGTCACCGTGAATCCGTGCGCCTTCAGCATCGGCGCCACCTGCTCCATGATTTCTTCGTAGGGCGCGAACTTGTAGCGCACTGACCCGTCATTGTTCGGCACCGCACGGATCGCCTTGACGTTCGGCATCCCGGCCTGGAGCGCGACGAATGCCCGCGCAAATTCTTTCTCCGCGTCCTTCGCCTGAACCCGTTCATACAGCCCGACGATCTCCCGCACCGCCGCTACGTTATCCCCGGTGACGCCCTTGCCGTCCTTGCCGACGACCGCCGCTAGGATCTCGGCCACCGTGGGGACTTCCCGCACAGCGGTCAGTTCTTCACGCTTGAGCGGCACGGGAAGGTTTTTGGTCGGCTCCTTGCTCATCGCTCGCCCCTCTCTTTCCGATCATTATATTTTTCCTCCGCTCGCGCCTCCCAGGCATCGCGATCGGCCTCATCCGCCATCTCGC